GAAAATGTTAAAGATTATAGAGAACCATTCATAGGAGGTGGTTCTGTTGCTATTCATATATCTCGATTGAATCCTGATTGTAGTGTATGGGTCAACGATCTGTATTGGCCTCTGTATAACTTTTGGATTCATCTTCGTGATCATGGTGACAAACTGTCCGATGATCTGTATCAAATGAAACTCACATATAACACAGAAGATGCAGCAAAAGGATTATTTGAATCCAGCAAGTTAATTCTCAATGGACATAACGATAGCGACTATTCAAAAGCAATTGCCTTTTGGGTAGTAAACAAATGTTCATTCTCAGGTCTTACAGAATCCTCAACATTCTCTCGTTGGGCAAGCAATAAGAACTTTAACATCTCTGGCATCGAAGCACTAAAAGAATACAGTAAACATATCAAGAATTGGAAGATCACCAATCTTTCTTATGAAGAACTTTTGAATGACACGGAGAATGATACATTCATCTATCTCGATCCACCATATGAAATCAAGTCCAAGTTGTATGGTAAGAAAGGATCCATGCATAAAGGATTTGATCATGATCTATTTGCGGAGTGCTGCAATAGACCTACTCAAGCAAAGATAGCAATCTCTTACAACTCCGATCAATCTGTTAAAGAGAGATTTCCAGATTGGAATCAGATTGAGTTTGATCTAACATATTTCATGCGTTCGGATAGAAAGAACTATCGAGAGAATCAGGCAGATCGAAAGGAATTGTTGCTAACCAATTACAACTAAATATAATAGGCACAATGCCTATTATAGGAACAAAATGGCAGCAGCAAAAACGAAATCACCAGCAAAAGAGGGCGGAGGATCAAGAGGCGGCGCCGCCATGACGGCAGCATATGAGAGTCTACAGGCATACGCTTGTGCGGCCAGAAAAGAAAAAGGTTCGCCTCTTGAGGACATTGATGATGTTAAAAAGTTCCAGAAGTTAAAACTAGCAGATTGTACCAATACTTTAACTTCAGCATTAAAAGAATTGGATGTGTCGTATCATAGTAGTTGTATTAGAACTGCTAATCAAATTTTTGTTGACTTTCCTAAATTGAATAAAGGTAACTATAAATTTTTTAGAGGAAGAGGTGCAATACATGATCAGATATATGCGACATTCAATAAACTAAAAAAGGATAGCGGTATTAGTAATGCCAACAAATGGAATCCTGCTGATATATGGATCATCAAGCAAGGCATTTCTTTCAAATCAGATTTCAAAACACTAGATCAATTTAACAATTACATTTTACAGTTATTCAATAATAACGAAGCAATAGGTGTATCACTTAAAAAGTTAGATAAAAAAGGCGGCGCCAAAGGAATATCATTCAATACAGGTAAAAGTTTAGGTGCCAAGTTTGCGGGATTTAAAGTTGGTGATAGTGTTGATAGTTCAAAAGATGTCTATATTGAATTTAATGCTGAAGGAAAGCAAGGCGCTATACAATTAAGAGTTTTTTCTAGTAGACCTGATCCTGGAAGCTGGCAAGGTGAAATTGGTGGTAAAACCGCCGCCGGCGGAAAAGTGGGCGGAGGAAACATGATCGAGGCCGCAAGGGCATCTGGTGTAATAGACTCCTCATCTTTAAGACCGCAAAACTTTGCAGGATCTATTAATAATCCAACAGACAAAGATATAAAAGATTTTATAGGATATTGGAAGCAAGTTAAAAATATAAAGTCTATGTCAAAGAAACAACAAGATGAATTATTTCAACAAATAAAGTCCACTGCTAAAAGTGATAAAACATGGTGGTTATCTAAGTATGTGAGTCTTAGATACTGTGCTGCTGTTATGAAATCCAAAAAAGAAAATGAAGTTACTAACTGGATCTATAGATACGGATCTTCAGCCGTAGAAAATAGTTCAGCATTCATCAAATATGGACCAGATTAATGATTAGACTTTCACAATACTTAAACGAAGCAGCGGCCGAAAAAGATCGCCATCTAACACACATTGAAGATGCTGTATTGGAAGGTGGTGTTGCAGGCACTCGTAATGCAATACAGTTTCTCATTGCCCTTAGAGATATGTTTGCTGATGATGGACAGACTATATCAGAGGCAAAAGGTGGTCTTATTCTAAGAACCAAGTTTGATGGAGCACCTGCTATCTATGCCGGCATCAATCCTGAAAACGGAAAGTTCTTTGTTGGTTCTAAGTCTATCTTTGCCAAGAATGCTAAACTAAATTATACAGAAGCAGACATTCGTGCTAATCATTCAGGGGGACTAGCAGAGAAACTTTCCCAAGCATTAAAGTATCTACCAGCACTTGGCATCAAAGGCATCGTGCATGGTGACTTTATGTTTTCCAAGTCCGATCTAAAGTCTGAAACAATCGACGGTAAAAAGTATATCACATTTCGTCCTAATACTATTACATATGCTGTGCCAGAAGGAACACCACTTGCTAATCAAGTCCGAGCAGCACAGATAGGCATTGTCTTTCATACCACATATACTGGCAAGACAATGCAAACTCTACAGACACATTTTGATATTGATATCACAGCATTGAAAAAGTCAAAGAACGTTTGGTTCAGAACTAATAGATTGATAGATGTTACTGCGGCAGCAAGATTGTCCAAAGAAGAGAATGCCAAACTGACAGGCATATTGTCACAAGCAGGTTCACTATTCAGAACTGTTCCTGCATCATTACTGAATCAAATTGCGACAAACGAAACATACCGTATTCCTATTATGACCTATATGAATCAAAAGGTTCGTCAGGGTGAGCATATAAATTCAAACTTTCTTAAAGAAGTTATGAACTTTGTTGCTGCTAAATATAATAAGTCTATAGATGATGCTAAACGTGCTGACACCAAGGCAAATAGGCGTCGTGAAAAGGATGCAGTCATGCGATTCAGAAAGTTCAATATGGTAAATGATATTGGCACATTCTTACATACACCAAGTGGTGGATATAAAGTCACGACACCAGAAGGTTACGTAGCAGCATGGTCATCTGGTGGTGATGCTGTTAAACTCGTAGATCGTATGGAGTTTAGTCGTGCCAACTTCCTTGCTGTCAAAAACTGGGGAAAGTAATGTCTGAAAAAGAGAATAAGAAACCTGTTCCTGTAGTCGATACTATTCGAAAGGTTGTCAGACAGGCAAGAAAGAAAAAGATTTATAAATAATATAAGTCCTGTAGAGGGAGACAAATGAAGAAGATCGTATTTACGTTTGGGCGTTATAATCCGCCCACCACCGGTCACGCAGAATTAATTAATTATACTGTATCATTAGCACGTAGAACTGGTGCTGATCATCGTATCTATACCTCCCAATCACATGACCCTTCCAAGAATCCACTAGCACCAAGACAGAAGATTGCTTTTCTTCGTCAGATATTTCCTGGTGTAAATTTTGTGGAAGACTCCTCCATGAAAACAGCATTTGCTATCTGTAAGAAACTAGCAGATGAAGGTTATGAGGATGTAACATTCGTTGTTGGTTCTGATCGTGTAGATGAATTTAAAACACAACTTGGCAAATACGTCAAATCAAGAACTGATAAAGACTTCAATCCTAAAATTCATTATCCATTTAAAAAGTTTCAGGTCGTGTCATCTGGTGCCCGTAAGAAAGGCATTTCAGGTACCGATCTACGAAATGCTGTCCGTAAAGGTGACTTTGCCACATTTGCTAAAGCATCAGCAGCGAAAGATAGAGCATTGGCCAAAAAGATATTCACCACAACAAAAGCACAATTAAATGAGAGTATAACCCGTAAAGATTTCCATGACAAGTTGGATAACTTCATTGACTATACTTGTAAGTATCTAAAGATCAAAGAAAAGCCTGGTCTCAAATATAAAGAACCCTCCGATCAAGGCGAGCAGCCATCATTTGCTGCATATTCACCATCAGACAAATGCGTTATCATCATGACCAAGAACCGTCATCCAATGGACATCTTTAGGTCTGTTGCACATGAATTGGTTCATCATAAACAAAATGAAGATGGCAAACTCGGTAAAGACGTTGCTAAAGAAGGTGCTACAGGTTCTCCTATAGAAGACGAAGCAAACTATATGGCAGGAAGAGTTATGAGATACTTTGCCAGAGAAAATCCATTTTATTTTGATATGAATTATGTTATGGAGCATAGAGCAATTCTACTGGGCGGTGTTCCTGGTTCTGGTAAAGATAAAGTTTTAAAAGAAGCAATTCTACCATTGGGATATGTTGAAGTATCACAAGAGAATTTCACATCTAAAGATTGTGTTGGTGATAATCTTGTAATCAATGGTACAATGGCGCAATATGATCAGACAAAAGAAATCAAAAGCATTCTAGAAAGTCATGGATATAAAACCATGATGGTCTTCGTCAATACATCTAACGAAGTCTCTAAACAAAGAAACGAAGCAAGATCAATCAAAGGCGGTAGAGTTCTATCCGAAACAGTTAGATTTAATAAGTGGAAGAATGCACAAGACGTATTAGAAAAGTATGATGAATTGTTTGAAACTGTAATCGAGGTTAAGAACGATCTAGATTTGAATCAACCTTTTGATGTTATACAGAGAACACATAATAAACTTATTGAATGCGTTACAGAAGATGTTCGTAAGTTCACCTTGAATGAAGCAGATTATAATTTTGAGAATATGCTAAGAGAGATGGATACAAGTCGTATGCCACTTTCAAGAAACATTCAAGACATACGATCTGCTGAAAGAAAAGCGGACGATGCAAAACTGAAATCTGGTGAAGATATTGGAAATGTTAAAGGACCGTCATATTCATGGATGAAATCACCCGCCGATTATGGATCACCCGATAAACCTAATTATAGATATGATATGAGTTCTACAAAGAACTACAAAGCACCTATTAGACCCGACAATAGACCAAATATTGTAAGTCATGACAGAACGAATTATAGTCCTTCAACTGTTGATGCTGTAAATGCAAGTCGTGATCCTATATCAAAAGCACCAGTATTTAAAGAAAATTATTCCGATTTCTCACCAACACTAAAGAATAATCCTGTAGGTGGTGCTGGTAACTGGGGTACGTCTAAACTAGCAGACAGATATAAAAAAGATACGCCAGGTCAAGAACCAGGTAGCAACAAAGATATGAAAGTTATTGATTTCAATAAAGCACCGTCAAATGCAAAACAGGTTCCTATGCCAAGTATTCCTATTGGTGCTGACAGAATTGGACCAGAAGTTGGATATCCTAAAGAACCAACGTTTGGTGATAATCAGACACTACCATTTACCACGATGTATGATCCAATCGGTAGATGGATGGTGAAAGAAGAAACACGTAGAAGATTTAAAGAGAAGTATGGAAAATTAGCAGAGCAGAAGATTAGGGAAACTGCTTTGAAATTACAGCAAAGAGAGAGTCTAGACGATCCGTATTCATCATTCACTGGAGCGACACCAAATTCGTGGGAGATGGAATATACAAGACCTATCGGTGCTAATCAAATAGATGCAGAGAAGCAAGGATTATTTGGTATAAAGATTAGAAGAAAATTAAAGAAAACTAAATAAGTATAACACTATATTATAGTTTCAGAAACAAAGGAACCATTAAATGTTTAACAACAGATTTAATTCAACCAAGAAGGATCCGCTTGTAGAAGCAGTCCAGTCCGCCATGCAGGATGGTGAGATTCGTCGTCAGGCCGTGGCTTATGTAAACGAGGCATTCGGTGTTTATAACCGTAATGCTGTTGTTAGAGAAGACCTAGCAGAATATGATGCTGCCATTGAAGAGGCATATAATTGCATGAAGGAAGGCGAGAAAAAGGACGAGAAGAAAGAGGACAAGCCAAAGGCCGACTACTCAAAGATGCGTGAGAAGATGGTCGGTAAGGGTAAAGACCTAGAAACAACTCGCAAGATTGTGGGTGAAGGCAATGATGGCAATCTTGCTAACAACTATCCTCCATATGATAAGGTTACCAGAGGCGATGTTATTGCTGGTGCCACTGGTAAGGACCAGATGGGCGGTAAGAAAAAGAAGATGGAAGAAGAACAGATTGATGAAATCTCTAAGAAACTAGCACTCAAGGCTATGAAGAAGTCAGATGAACGTGGTGAAGAAGAATATGATAGAGATATGACAGATGATAGACTATCAGATCCTAAAACACATTGGGATCGTGCCAAGAGACTCCGTGGTCATATGAAAAGAAAGTTTGGTAATAAAACTATCAAAACAGGTGGAACGGATAATCTATCACCAAAGTCATATGAGCAAGGCGGTGGTGAAAGACGCCGTGCTGATAAGTTGAAGAAGGGTCCAAGAGCAGGAATGATTTCTGCTAGACATAGAGACAAACTAAAGCATAACATTAAGTATTCTCTTGGCAAGCACAAGAAGCCAAATCTACCAGAAGAAACACAGATTGATGAAATCAAAGTTAGCACAGCAGATTCATATCTTAGTAAGAGAACGGAACAAGCACGCAAGGGATTACTCCCAGGCGATCATAATCCTACGAGCAAGACAGAATTGAAGAATATGAGAAATGCTGCTGAACGCACTGATAAAGATTATTATAAGAAGCGTGGATTCAAGAAGATGGAAGAAGGCACTGCCGAGGCAGAGACATCCATGAATGTAACAAGAGACAACAGACCATCAACACCAGCACAGACCAATGCTGCTACATCTGGTCCATCCGCTGCTGATAAGGCTGCTCTAACATCTAAGATTAAGACAATGAAGGAAGCCGTATATTCAGCAAAGGCTGCTCGTGCTGGTAAGGACATTGGAAAGCCAGGCAAGGAGTTCAAGAAGATCGCTGCTAAGGCTGGTGAAAAGTATGGTTCAGAAGAGCGTGGCAAGAAAGTTGCTGGTGCTATTCTAAAGCGTATTCGTGCAAAGCATATGAAGGAAGAGAATCTAGAAGAGTTGTCAGCATTTGGTAAGGCCTTTGCTGCTGCTAAAGGTCAAAACTTTACATTTGGTGGTAAGCAATATTCTGGTGCCATGAAAGGACAGACAGGTTCATCATCAAGTTCCTCAGGTCCACAATCTAATGCAGGATTGCGTGGAGCAACAGGATTTCCATCTAGAAATATATCTACTAGTAAAGCGGAACCAAATCCAAGATTAGGATCTTCATCTTCATCAGGTCCTCAAGATAATCCAGGATTACGTGGTTCTTCTATGCCACAAACTCCTAAAGCACCAACTCCTGCTGATCGTTGGAATGCTTCAAAATCATCAGCACCAACTTCTGCACCAGCTCCTACAGGAGGACCAGCAAGAGATGTTGGCATGACAGGTAAAGCAGGTGGAGAAAAGGGTGTGACATCTGGAAGCACAGTATCATTAGATCGCCCAGGAAATGTTGGAGCATCTACTCCTTCTTCACCACCAGAGCAGTCAAGAGCAGCTCCTGGAACATTTGCGGCTCGTTCTGCCGCAGGTGAAATGAAGGCTGATGCAGCATCCGCTGGAGTAAAGAAACTAATGTCCATGAACGAATCCGTTCAGGTCGGTGCTAACAGATATAGGATCGTCTAATGGCCTCTAATAAAGGCAAGATGACAGGAAGCAAAACCTTGGGAGCCCTGCAATTTAGGCAGGGCTTTCAAAAGGGAGGATCAATGCAGTCGCATAGAGACGGTAAGAGATACAATTTGGTAGCAGCCTCAAAGCAAATCGCAGAAGATGACACTAAGGTTGCATTGAACAAGGCCACTCAGAAAAAGTTAGCAATGCAGGGTACTTATACTAAACCTCTGAAAGACGGAGGTTCTGTTACAGTAAATCCTGACAAAGTTGATATGGTTGGCCAAGGAAACAACACAAACGTATAAGAAAGAAGGAATATAAAAATGCCACTATGGGGATCAATAGACAATGCTGCCAATTCAGATATTGCAGCATTGATTCAGGTAGGTTCTAATACACAGTTTGATGTAAATAGAACTACACTTTATAACAATACAACAGCAAATACATTTATGCAATCCGCTCAGGGCAACGTAGTCGTTGGTCAGTTCGGTGTTTCTGCTGGTGAAATTCAGGCAATGAATGAATCAGGTATGGGCCATGCTCCACACTCTGGTTGGGTTCTACGTCATGAAGGCACAGGACTTAAAGCAGGACGTGTATGGTATGAAACACTTGTTGCTACAGGTTCAATGACTGGTGATGGTTCAGATGATACATATCTACCAGATTATAAGTTAAGTATTGCTACACAGCCATCCAGCAATTCATCTGCAACTGCTGGCAATCTTACATTCACTGTTGTCGGTTCGTCTGTACCAACTGGTGCTGCATTTACGTATCAGTGGCAGGTAAACAACAATGGTTGGGCAAATATTTCTTATACAGCAGGAAGATATTTCAATCCAACTACTGACACACTTACAGCAAACAACATTACCGCAAACGGCAACGTATTCCGTGTAATGGTAATGTCAGCAGGTGCGACAACAGTAATTTCATCAAACGCAACAATCTCTAAAGTATAAGGAATAGTTTATGAAAACTTTCCGTGACCATCTAAAAGAAGAAGTCAAGATCGGTGCCCTCGCTAGTGGGGGCATCGACATTGAACGTGATGCAGTTAGAGATGAAATCAATGGTATTCTATCTGCTATTGCATCAAGACCATGTGTCACACCTTACGCCTCATTAAACAAGATTCGTAAGGCACTGGCATACTTTCATATTCATTTGCCAAAGAGAGTTTATCTAGAAGGTAGACACGGTATTGAAGTATGGGAAATCAATCAGTTCGGTCATAAGATGGGTGTGACCGATCAAGGTGAATGGATTAATCATGTTCCTGCAAAGTTTCATCTTTTCTTTCATTATCATCGTGTCGGTTCTATGTATTATCTGGAAGCGAAGATTGTTGATGATAAAGAACTAGAGTCTAGAGTTAGTTCTGCTGAAAGAATGGTTGCAGAGGAAATGGATGCTGCCATGAGACAGGACTTTGCTAAGGCAAAAGCACCTAAAGAAGATCCACATACTGCTCTAGGTGATTGTGATTGCAGTCAAGGCGACTCACCAAGCACCAAGAAGGCCGTCAAGGTTTCTATGAAGAAGATTGATGAAGACAAAGATCCTTGCTGGAAGGGTTATGAGATGGTTGGCATGAAGAAGAAAGGTGGCCGCAAGGTACCTAACTGTGTGCCAGTCAAGGAAGAAGAACATATACTCATGAAAAGGGTCCTCTATATGGTACTGTTACAGATCATGGTGACGGCAAATTTTCAACTCGCAGAAAAGTAGGAATGTTTTGGCGAACAAAGTCACATAAATCAAAAGAATCTGCAATTGCTCATCTACAAAATAAAAAACTAAAAGAAGAGACTCTTGATGAAAAAGCACCTCCAGGTGCCAAGTTTGAGCGTATGGTCAAGCACATCAAGAAGGGTTATTCCAAAGACGGTCTGACCAAGAAGGAAAAGGGCATCGCTTATGCTACTGCTTGGAAGGCAAAGAAGCGAGAGTCCGAAGACTAATATGTAATGTTTGATTTAAATGATGGAAACTTTTTGATCTATGCTGCTAAATGTTATGATCGTCCTCACATTCTCCAATCAGAGTTTGAGGACGATCTTCGTCGTACTGTGAATATGCTATTCTATAAAGTTGATAAAGACGATTATCCTATTCTCAAAACTTTTTTAATTTTTCTCAACTACATGCCTGATCATCTAAAGACAACGTTTGATAAATACTACGTCAGACAAGAAGAGATTCCTGTGGACTTGTCCATAGCAGATCGATTGAGGAACATATGATCAAAGAAGATGCACCAACAGTAAATGCAGGTTCAGGAAACATTGATGGTATTGGCGTTGGACCACAAGGCGAACCTGGTGTTTCTGTAAAAGCACAGAGAAAAAGACAACGCAACGAGAAATCAACACCAACTTCTGTTATTCTAGGTATGCTTAGACGCAAAGCACCAAATCCTATTGCAGAAGAATTTGAAACATTCGCTGGTTCGATTGTCTTTGAGGTATCTTCTAAAGTATTTCATATAGCAAGAAACGAAAAGCGCAAGGGTAAACACTGGCGCAAGTATCTAGATGAAGATGATTGCTTTGCAGAGATTAGAGAGTATGCTAAAAAGAATCCAGGAAGAGGCATCGTATTAAGAAACGAAAACACTGGCGAAATGTGTTATGCCAGATATCCTAAGAAAAGAGGTTAATTATGTCACAGAAATGTAAAGAGTTGTTTCCGCACGAAGATATCGTTAGTATGATAAAATTCTATGGTGACCCTCGTGGATCAAATGGACAAGTTAATAGAAAGTGGTATGCAGAGAACATCGTGAAGTGGGTTCCTCCTTATCAGTTATACTATTCAGATGGCAATAGAACTAAGTTGAAGTCACTTCTACTACATAAGAAGGTGGTTCCTGTATATACCGCAGCATATACAGAAGTTATGAACACGTTTGATCCAAAAGAGATTAATGCACTACGTCTAAATATTTCTGCTGGTACATTCAACTATAGAGTTGTTCGTGGTGGTAGCAGACTATCAACACACGCTTTCGGTATCGCTATTGATATGGATCCGGCGAGAAACCCTTATCCAAAAGCATGGAAAGAGGGTATGATTAATAGAGAGTTTTGCGATATTCTAATGAAGCATGGTATATGGTGGCGTGGTCATAATGGCGACAAGGACCCCATGCATTTTCAGTGTGCATGGCGAAACTAAAATAGGAAAGAAAGGCATGGAACTAACAATGTCAGATAACGACACCAACGACCTTAACGATGCTGTTGGTGAAATCGTCACAAGAAATGTTCCTCAGTTCATTACCGCAATTTTATGACTATTGGTGATATGAAGGTCAAAGACGCTGAAATACAACAAAAGATAACCTACCTAGAGCAAAAGGTAGATCGTGTAGAATCTACTATGGATGTTATCAAGAATAAACTTGATGCACGTATTCCTGTGGTCGATAATGATCGTCAGGATCTTCGTAAGGAAATAGACAGCCTTAGAGAAGTCCTACAACAAATGAGACCAATGCTTAGAAAATGACTTGACAACTGGTCAAGAATGCTATATTATGTCTTTTCATTATGTCCAGGTGAATCATGTCCGTTTATGTAGATAAGAAATATATTTCTCTCCTCGCTCCTAAACTTCAGCAGTTCAAGCAGCGGGGAGAGTTTTTATGGAACTTTCGTTGTCCCGTATGCGGAGACTCCCAGAAGAATAAAATCAAAACTCGTGGATATATCTATAAGCGAAAGGAACACTTTGGCTTTATGTGCCACAACTGCGGTAGTTCCATGCCGTTGCAGAAGTTCATTCGCTATGTTGATCCGCACCTGTATTCTGAATATCAGTTAGAAACATTCGTTCAGTCTAACAATACCACAAAAGTGGATGTGAATGAGTTTGTGACGAAACCAACATTTGAAAGCAAACCAAAAACTATTCTATATACCAATGCCCAGCGTCTTATAGGTTTAAATCCTTATCATGATGCCAGAAAGTATATGGAAGACCGAAAGGTTCCTATTGAAGACCTTTTTTATATTGATGACTTTGCAAAGTTTGTTCGTGATCTATTTCCAGAGAATGACAAACAACTATATAAAGAAGAACGCATCATCATTCCATTCTACGACAAGGAAGGCAATCTTCTAGGAGTCCAGGGTCGAGCAATCGGTCCTTCTAAAATCAAGTATATCACAATCAAAGCAAGCGAAGAAAGTCCAAAGATATATGGATGGGATAAAGTGGATACATCGAAAAATGTCTATGTGGTTGAAGGACCCATCGATAGCCTTTTCCTTGATAACTGCGTCGCTACTATGGATGCTGCATTATATCATGCTGTATCTATCTTAGGTGTTGACACCAAATACATTTTCGTATATGATAATGAACCTCGTAACAAACAAATCGTTTCTAATATGCGGAAGACAATAGACATGGGTTATAGAGTTTGCATCTGGCCTGATACTATTGAACAGAAGGATATCAATGAAATGGTCTTAGCAGGAATGCATCCAAGTCAAATCCAGCACATCATAGATAATAACACATATGAAGGACTAATCGCTACAATGAAAATGAACCAGTGGAGCCGAGTATGAACATTGTAAAAGAAATACAAACACTACTAAAGAACAAAGGACACGATCCAGGTCCCATCGACGGTGATCTTGGTCCAAAGACACTAGCAGCAATGAAGGCATATCTAACTGCTAATACATCTTTCGCCAAGCAGTTGGGTCAAGATAGCATTCAAAAGTTTCAGGAGAAGGTGAAAGAAACAACAAAGACGGTTGTGCAAAAGGTAGCACCAGTTGTTCCTGTACCACAGATTGATGCTAACACACTAAAGGGTCGTGATCGTCCTCTGTATGCCAAGAAGGTTCTAATGGAACTTGGATGGAAGGACTATCAGGCAGCCGCTATGGTTGGTCAGTTTATGCAGGAGTCATATGCTGACCTTCGCACGAATGTATGGGGTGATAACAAGACTGCCTTTGGTATTGCCCAGTGGCGTGATAACTATGACAAGAAGTCTGGCGCACATTCACCTGGCCGTCTGACCGACTTGCTAAAGTTTGCTTCCGAGCGTAAGAAGCCTATTGATGATCTTGATACACAGATCCGATTTGCTGATTGGGAACTACGTCAGGGTTCTGAAAGAGGAACTGGTAAACTATTAGCAGCAACAAAGAACATTGACGAAGCATTAGAAGTTGCTATTGGTTATGAACGTCCTGCTGGTTGGCGCCGTGATAATCCACGAAATGGACATGGTTGGGCGCAGAGAGAAAAGTTTGCGAAGGGACTACTATGAACACAGCGAAGATTATTGCAATAACTCAACCACTTATTGAAAAGTCGGAGGTGGATGATAATGGGTCCAAGTATAATACCTATCATATGTCTCCTGAAGAGTTCATCGCATACACAGCAAGAGTATCAAATCCA